GACAGAGTAAGGTTGCCCACATTCGTCGTGGTAGAACCAAGGGTAAGGGTCGCGTTTCCCAAGCCAATAGTGCTGTTAGCAAGATTAGCATTAGCAATGCTGATGCTGGCGTTTGCAGCCGCCGTTAGCCGCCCCTGCGCATCCACTGTAAAGGTTGCAACAGTGTTGGCGCTGCCGTAGCTGCCAGCCGTGACGGCTGTATTAGCAAGACTGATTGTGCCTGTTGATGTGATCGGCCCACCCGTCAGGCCGGTGCCTGTAGCAACGTTGGTCACACCGCCGGCAACAGCAATACTTACATTGCTTGCACTGGTAATGCGTCCCTGGGCGTCCACAATGATTTGCGGAACGGAACTCGCATCACCATACGTGCCGGCAGTCACAGCCGTATTACCAAGGCTGATCGTCCCAGTAGTCGTAATCGGACCGCCGGTTAAGCCTGTGCCCGTCGCAACATTGGTAACTGTGCCGTTACCGCCCCCGCCACCTAATGTATTTGCGACCTTCAGCATGGTTCACAGTCCGTCGCCTGGGGTGATGTAAACAACCGCCGCGTTCGCACCCGTAATGCCAGTGAAGTAGGCGTTGGGCACAAAGGTAAGGATTTCGTCGGTGCCAGGAAGTAGGGGAAATGAAGCCTGCGAGGAGGTAACGACCACCGCATTGTTGCTCGCCTCCGCCGCCGTTGATCCGTATCCCAGGAAAACCGTGACCGTGCCGTTGTTGATAATGCGGTATTGGTTACCGCCAAGGCTGGTGGACGCCGCCTGCACCGGAGAGGGCGCAGTTGTATTAGCGGTGAAGGTCACCGTATTGCCCATCTTCGTGAAGGCGTTAATGCCCATCTCAGTTTCCTTTCTTGGCCGACTTAGACCGCCACTTTCGCACCAAACGCTTGACCGTCTGCGTTTCCCAGATACGGATGAGAGACCACACTATACTAAATAATGCAGCCATTGCAGGCAAAATCTGCGCAAGAGTACCAACCACAGTCGCAATACTTATGGCGTCAACAACGGCTTTGGCGTGCTCCGGCGCGTCTGTCTGCATCTATGCCTCTTGCTTTGCCGCTTGGAAGTTTTTCAGAATGTTGACGATGCGAGTGTTATCCTCAAGCGCCATCAACTCATGCGGTTCGCCAACGCGGAAATCAAGTATTTGACCCGCTACAACCTCTTTTTCCCAATCGTGACTGTAGGCTTTCAGTTTGCCCCTTGCCACAATTGTAATGTGTACATCGGCTTCATCATGGACATGCTTGGGCAATACATCACCAGCAAACTCAAAATCGTAGAGCGTACCGTGAATATCGCCCAATCCTGTCAATGGTTTAGCCAATAACATTCGGCGCGGCTCCATTCGCGTCAATTGGCAAAGGCTCTGGTTCCGGCTCGGGAGGCGACACAAACTGAGTGCCATCCCAAGTGTCACCAATCGAGCCATCATCTTGCGGCGCCAACTCAGTGCCTGGAGGCGGCGTCCAAATAGCGCCATCTTCTAATTCAATGGCATTGATGACTACTTTTGTTGTGCTATCGAGCAAACATTTGCGAGCCATGATCTCAGTCCTCACATTGGAAATACGGTAATGATAACTTGACCAGCAGCCCCCGCGCCGGAGTTACCAGACCATGAGGCACCACCACCGCCGCCTGGAGCCGTACCAGCAGTGCCAGTTGAACCAGAAGCACCACCGGAACCGCCGTACAAACTTGCACCGGCGGTACCCCGCACTTGAATACTACCAACCGAACCGCCACCACCGCCGCCCATCACAGAACGACCACCAACATAGGTACGTTCAGTGCAACCATCGTTGTAATACGTGCTGCCGCCCCCGCCTCCCCATGGCGTAAACGCATCCATAGTTTTAGTTATGGATACAGAGCCGTCGCTCGCCGCAGAGTAAGGATAACCTCTTGCATTAGTTTGGTTATTTCCATTGAACAAACCACCACCACCAATAGGGCCGTAGGCTCCTCCAGTAGTACCAGCACTAAATTCTCCACCACCGCCACCACCCCGGCCACCTTGGGCCGATAGTATGCCACCGCCACCACCGTAAGCGGTTACAAGAGAACCAACAGTAGTATTGCCACCAGCAGTGCCATTTCCTGTTGAAGCGGCGGCGCCCGCACCGATTGTAATTGTTTCAGTCGCGCCAAGAGCGGATAATGCTACCCAACGCTCATTGTATCCACCTCCCCCGCCACCGCCACCAGAAGCGTCGGTTTTCGCGCCCGAACCACCAGCACCCCAAGCTTGAATGAGAACGCGAGAACTCGCACTCAATCCAGATGGCTTGGTCCAAGTGCCAGACGAGGTGAAGGTCTGCACATTACCCGTGCCGCCACCCCCCGCAGCCTGACTAACCCAAGTTGTTCCGTTGCTGGTCAAAACATTGCCAGACGAACCGGGAGCAACAAACTTCACGGCAGATGTGCCATTACCAAGCACAACATTTTCGGCTGTCAGCGTAGTTGCACCAGTACCGCCAGCGGCAACAGGCAAAGTACCCGCCGTGAGCGTAGTCGCGCCGGTAGAGTAAATAGCGTTGTTGGCCGCAGTTGCTGTGGTTAGCCCTGTGCCGCCCTGCGCTACAGTGACCGGCGTTGAAACGCTGCTAATTGTTACGTTGGCAAGGGTCATGTTATTCAGCGTGGTAACTGTATTTCCAAGCTGAACTGCCGTGTTGCCAATAGTAATCGGCGTCGCAAAGTTGTTGTCCAACTGCGATAACGGAATGGCGCTCGTTGCGTTCGCAAACGTATTGGGTACAGGCATCTTAGAACCTCGCTCTCATTTCGTGTTCTAACTCTAAGGTGTGCAACGTAGTCGCGGCGACATTGCCGGTAATCGTAAAACCCAAGTACTTTCCGTACTGTTGGGCATCCGACTTATACAACTGATACCCTGCCGCAATCCAACCAATTTGTGCACTAGAATTGTTGGTCCAGGGTATAGTTTGCAAGGAATTATTGTACCAAGTTAGCGTATTGGACAAGGTATATGGCGGACTCGACTGATATTCGCTGTCCACCGTGAGGGTCATAGTGCCTGCCTGCGCCAGCGTAGCCTCGACCCCAAACTTCAACGCTTGCTTGTCTCTGATCGGGTCGCCCAACGGCCAAAGCGCACTTTTCCATGTAACCGCTACCGCAGTTGTGCTGTTGGCATACAGCTTCAACAAATTAGTGCCGCCAGTGCCGTAAATGGTCGTTAGACCCCCCACTTGAGCGCCAGTAATGTTGGTCAACGTGCCTTGGCTGGTCATAAACCAACGCTTGTTAAAAAACACCGCCTGCACAGGCCGCGCACCCGCTACTGGATCATTATATGTAAATGACCAACACGCGCACAGGATGTTGTTGATGAGTACCTGACCGCCCGAAACCGGCTGCGTAAAGTCGATCAACTGGAAAATGCCGTCTAAAGCGTCCGACAACTTACTCGTTGTGGAGCCGACCAGGGCATAAATCCCGTATTCATTCATAAAAACCACGGATCGAAAGTAAGCGTACAAGCCTTTCTTAAAACTCGTACCTACCGACGCCGACACGTTGGTATTGGTGAAGACCGTTACCCCGTCCTGCCCAACGCGCACATCTGAGAACACGTTGATGCTATCCGCACCAAACACGTACAGGAAGTTGTTGGCCGATAGCAGCGCCACAATGTTTGTGTGCAACGTCGAGTCAGTAATCAGGATATTGCCGGCGCTGACCGAGGCAAAGTCCGTGTAACTGTCCGCCGCCGAGTAAAAGACCGTGCGGCCTTGAGACACCCAGGTGCGCCCACTGAAGGTCGCAACGTCTGTGTTGGCGTTAGTCGTAACCACCGCCTCGACAATCGCTCCAGAACCCGCGCCAGCCGATACGTTGGCAGTGGGCGCCGAGGTATAGCCCGACCCGTTATTGGTCATAATGACCTTAGTCACGGAGCCGCCAGACACAATAGCCGTGCCTGCCGCGTTGGCCCCGCCGCCACCCGAAAACGTCACAGCGAACGAACTGGTGTAGCCAGTGCCACCGCTTTTCACGATGCAACTCACAGTACCCGTCGCAAAAGTCAGGCTGGACGCAATGGCCGCAGCGTTAGCCCCACCACCGCCACTGATCGTGATAGTCGGCGGAGAGGTGTAACCCGAACCCGTTTCGGTGATGTTAATGCCGACAACCGTATTTGCCAGCACCACCGCAGACCCGGTTGCCTGCACACCACCCGTTTCGTTAGGCGCACTAAAAGACACCGACGGCGTTGAGGTATAACCTGTTCCCAGATTGGTCATGCCGTAGTCCGACACCGACCCGATGCTAACTACGTTCGTGCCATCCCAGTTGTACAACCCTTTGGCCGGGTCAATGATTAGGATGCGCTCATTCTTCCACTGCGCAATACGCACGCCAGCCGCAGAAAACTTGCCCGAGTTGGCAACCGTGACCTTAGTACCGTCAGTTGCGTTGTAAGCCTCTGCACCGCCATCGGTGAAAAATGCAAAAATGTACTCTTTGTTGTTCACATTGGCGTCGTACAACGACTCAACAGTGCCGCTCCAGGCTAAGTCTGCGCTGGACACCTGGACGGTAGTTTGCGCCGGCACGGTTTTGACGTTACCGTATCCGATAGGCTGTGCGTTCTCAAGCCAAGCAAACTCGTCCGAATCAATAGCCGTGCGGTTAGCTTGAGTATTTATCCCCTTAAAATTCTTGGAGATATGATACTGTTTGCGCTGCTCCGGCGACGCCATGATTAGTACGCCTGACTATACGGGGTCGGCATCCGGCGCGTCATCGTGCCAACAAGCACGCTCTGCACCTTCTTCATGTATTGCTGATTGAAAATCTCCGCCTCGCCATACGACTGCTCTTTGAACTTGGCCGTATAACACGCATAAAACGCAACAGGCGAAGTCCAAATGTCAGGAATGGTATCGGTGTCCGTAGCGTTTACCAACGCCGTCGGCTCAATCACCGTGTCTAATTCCATCGTGTAAACTTCATCCGGCACAGGGCCGAGATAAAAAGTCTGCGGCCCGTACATGCTGTAAGCAACAGGGCGACCATAGTAATTCTGCCAATACCGCAACTGCGCATTGAAGTCCGTCCACGGCAAATACCGGAGCGGAATGCGCGTGCTACCCCAATAGAGATTAAGGTTGATAATATCCATCGTTTGATCACCCTGCGGCAGTGATGCAAACGTGTATGTCTCTTGATTGGTTACCGTGGCGCTTGTCTGGATCGTGCGCAAACACCCGGTATCACGCACCAGCTTGTTACGCGCGTCGTTGATGTAATCCGTTAATTCCTGATCCGACCAGAAATTAGCGTTTGCGTCATGCAGTAACCGCCGGCACTGCGTGATGTACTGCGCTAATG